CCCTGTTTGCGTCGGCTCTACGATGAGTGGGGCTACGTCTATCAGTATCGCGATCCCGACGATGAGGCCCGGGCGGTGCCGCGCAAGAGCGATCTGCTGGGGCATCACCGTTACCACGGAGACCTGGTGATCCCGCGCCTGCAGTGGGCGATCGCCCCGATGGAGAAGGACGCCCAAGGACACTGGACGGGCAAGAAGTTCTCGCCGATCTTCGAGGTCCTGGACCCCCTGACCCTGGAAGAGTTGCGGCTCTATGAATGGAAGCCCAAGAGCGAGCGCGTGGAGATGACCGATGCCACGTTCAAGGACCTGACCTGTGGCGCCCCCAGGGGCTATTTCGACGATACCGTCATGGCATTGGCCTACGCGGTCATGGGGTGGATCGAATTGCCGCGTTTCATCAAGGTGAAACCCCTGCTGGCCCCGGGCAGCCTCGGGGCGTTGCTGGGCCACGAGCAGATCCTGAATCCACAAAAGGCCGTGGGCACGCCCTTCCGTTTCGCCCCCAAGGTCAAGGGCCCAGTGGGGGCCGCCGGCAAAAGGAGGCAGCGATGAAGCCCGCATCCTGGCGCCGGCGCCTGTTCTACTGCCTCCTGGGCCGCAAACCGCGGCCTGGCGCGGGCCGGAATCCCCCTTGCCACGGCCGTGTATCCCATGCTATACATAGCCGTTTTCGGGAGAGTAAATGCGGTTCAGAAAAAAGCCGGTGATCGTTGAAGCAGAACAGTGGTTTCCGGGCAAGGACGTTGCAGGTGTACGGTTTAGCGCTGATGAGTCTCGCGATCCTTTCGTGGTTACGATTCACAATCAGCATGCGTTTCTGAGGCCAGGGGATTGGGTCATCACAGAACCTGACGGGGACCACCACTACCCGTGCAAGCCGGAGATCTTTGCCGCGACCTACGAGCCCGTGGAGCAACCCGCCAATCCGGAAAGAGGCGACCAATGAGTACATTCGATGATTTTGGCTTGCATTGCCCCGACTGCGGGCGAGTGATGAATTCCCGTACCTGTCGCGTCTATGATACCCGGCCATCGGTGGGGCGATCGCAAAAGCGCCGCCGCACTTGCCAATGCTGCGGCCGTCGCTTCACCACTCGCGAAGCTATGGATCCCCACCTGAGCCATGGCGGAGGCGAGGGCGATCCCGCCGACATCCGGGCGTTGGGTTGGATGGTGGCCCTGCACAACGATTACAGGCACGACGGGAAGCATCACACGTCCTGGCTGTTCACCAAAGCGACCGTTTGTGTGAAGGGGGTGGGGGCAACGGATGCCCAAGCCCTTAATGAAGTGCGCCGCCAGATCGGTTTGCTTCACCCCCAGGAGGATCCATGTCCGATGCCCCCAACCCCTGGCCACGTCTGACCCAGACACTACCACCTCTGCGCGGTGCCCTGCGCTGCCAGCAGTGTGGGAATCCACTTGTGGACTTCTGGCAGGAGCACGATCATCGCGACCAACCCGAGCCCCGCGCCGTGGCCTTATGTCTGCGCTGCAGCACCGCCATCATCGGGCCGCATCCACGCCTGTATCGACGCTTGCAGAAACACGAACCGTTTCCGGGAGTGATGGCGATCTGTGGGGATTGCACCCATCGCCGATCCACCCAGTGCACCCACAAGGACCTGAAGGCCAATGGCGGGCCAGGCCTGTCCTTGAACTTTCCTCGGCCCAACACTGCTTTCGTGGATCGCCGCGATCGCCGCACCGGCAAGCGCATCGGAGAGCGCGTGCCGATCTATAACGCGGCGCCGATCTGCCGAGGTCACGCCCAACCCCCGACGTCGGAGTGACCCATGAGCGCGTTCTGGTACTTACTGGGCATGGCGGTGGGCATCGTCCTCAGCCTGCTCATCCGGGTACACCGTCCCCCGGTGCGGGTGGAAGGTGTTTTGATGGAAAAGTGCGAGTGCTGGGCGTGTGGGTTTGTATTTGTGGCCATTCACCGCGATGCGGAAGTCGTCGTATGTCCACAATGCGGCCACCGCAACGCCGCCCCCAATCAGATCCGCCTTTTTTCCAGGCGAAGAGTCTGAAGGAATCATCGCCCCGCACTTTCCCAAGACGGAGGCGATGCGGTATAGTCCCCGCGGGCACACCTGACAGGACAATGGGCACGGGCCAAGCCGAGCCAATCATCGGCGGCGAGCCGCTTCATGCTCGATACCAGCGACCCGGCGAAACTGGCCGAAGAGATCAATCGTGCCGAACAGTTCCGCCGCAAGCACACCGCCCGCGGCCGCGAGATCGCTCGCCGCTTCATGGGCAACTGGTACCGCAATGACAATGCCTCCGAGCCGACCCCTGAAAATCTCGTCGCCGGGTACATCGCCTTCATGCTGCCGGAGTTGAGTTATTCCGATCCCGCCCTGCGCATCAGCTCCAACCGCCCCCTCACCCACAAACCCATCGCCGATTTCATGGAGCTGGGCATTAACCAGTGGCTCAAGGACGCGGACTTCGGCGCCGAGCATCAGGAGGTGGTACGCGATTTTCTCATCAACTTCGGGGTCATGAAGGTGGGCATGGAGCCGCGCGACACCGGCCCCGATGGTCTGGAGAACGCCGGGCCTGCCGGCGGGGCTACTGAGGCCCTGCGCCCCTTCGCGGTGCGCATCCCGCCCGACAGCCTCATCATGGATCCCCGCTGCGAGAGCGTGCGCTCGGCGCGGTACATGGGGCACAAGTATTGGAAGGACCTGGACGAAATCCAGGCCGAGGTCGGCGAGCGTTGGGACCCCGAGGCCGTCGAGCAGCTCAGTGCCGACGATACCGGCGGCGACAACGATGGCCAGAACTCGATCGAGCGGACGGTGCCCCTGGGCCTGTCCGGCGAACGCAACCGCGTGTGTCTGGTGGATCTGTGGATCCCGGAGACCGGCGAGCTGGTCACGTTGGCGCAATGTGGCCAGGACACCCTGCCGGTGATCCTCCGCCGCGTGCCCTACCAGGGACCGCGCTGGGGACCGATCACCGTCTTCGGGGCCTATACGGTGCCGGGTGACCCCTATCCGATCAGCCCCCTGCAGTTCGTCATGGAGCAATTCGAGGAGATGCAGGCCCACATCACCAGCAGTTCCGAGGCCGCCAGCACCTACAAACGCTTCATCCTGGTGGAGGCCGCCCAGGTGGACATGCAGAATGCCATCCTGCAGGCGATCAACGGCGGGGTATGCGCGGTACGGGGCTTGTCCGCGGGCAATTTCCAGCAGGTGGAGTTGGGCGGACCACATCCCGAGCAGCTCGCATACATAGCGGGGCTCCGCGATCGCTGGGACCGAGTGATCGGCATGGGGGACGCCCAACGGGGCCGCGTCGCCGGCAAGACCGCGCGCGAGGCCCAGATCGTCCAAAACAACGTCGATGGTCGAACCGCTTATCTGAAAAAGCGCGTGGAGAAGGCCACCCGCCAGGTACTCAGCGCCGTGGGTTGGTATCTCTTCCACAATCCTCTGGTGGTGATGAGCGTGTCGGGCGTGGACCCGATCAGCGGCCACGTCATCGAAGGCATCTTCCTGGGTGGACCACAGGACGGCCAGGAAATGAGCTGGAGTGATTTTGATCTCCAGATCATCCCCGAATCCATCGGCCGCACTGACGATCAGGTGCTGCAGACCCGCGCCCTGCAGCTCCTGCAACTGGTCCCCCAGATCCTGCCGCTCTTACAGATCCCCGGCCTGAACGTGCGCTACCTGGTGAACATGGTGGGCGAGGCGATGAACATCAAGGACCTGATGGACCTCTTGTTCAACCAGCAGGTCCTGGCCATGGCTGGCCAAGCGGCCGCCCAGCAGGCCCAGTTCGCCGGCATGGGCCAACCGCCCTCTGTGGATCCCAGGATTCATCCGCGCTTCCTGGAGCGCGGATTGGCCCTTCCGGCTGCCGGGGCCCAGGGCGGTCCGGAACCGACGACGATGGCAAACTCGATGGGGATGGTTTACCAGGAGGAAGCGCAATGGCCCAGATGATTCCCACCGTGATTTCCGATGCCGCCGGTCGATCGTTGGCTTACCAGTTCGTCCAGGCAAGTTTCAGTGTGGCTCCGGCTGGATCCAGCAGTGAAGAAATGGTTATGGTCGGCAAGTTCGCCCGACTGGCAGTGGAGATCCATAACAAGGGAGTGTCGGCGTTGACCGCCATGGCCGTCGAAGGCCAGATTCACCCCTCCAGCGGATGGATGTCGTACGTGTCCAGCGCCGAACTATCCGCCGGCACCGCGCTGGCGGGGCGGTTAGTGAATGTACTGACCGCCAACCCCACCACCCTGGCCGCGGATGGCCGCAGCCGGATCATCCTGGAAACCGCGGGTCTGCACGCCGTGCGACTCACGATCGCCCGTGCCGGGATCGTGGCGGAAGATGTCGATCTGTGGAGCAACGCCTCGCGCGGTGGAAACTCCGGTGGTGGCGGTGCCGCGGCCGCCTACGTAGAGGACCCGGGCAGTCTGAAGGCATTTGCCATGGCCCCTCCCACGGGGTGGCTGGACTGTAATGGCGCAGCTGTTTCGCGAACGACATACGCGAATTTGTTCACGGCGATCGGCACTGTATGGGGCGTTGGCGATGGCAGCACCACGTTCAACCTGCCGGATTTCCGTGGGCGAACCATCATCGGCGTCGGTACCGGAACTGGGCTGACCGCGCGCGCCCTGGCCGCCAACGTCGGGACTGAGACGCACCAATTAACGACGGCGGAGATGCCCGCCCATACCCATCCGCTGGGATACAGCGTCGCCGCCGAGAAGTCGGGGGCGGCCTGGGCGCAGGGCAGCGATGTGGGCAGCATTGTTGCCACCGGGTCCAGTGGCAGTGGCACCGCGCACGCCAATATGCAACCCTCCGCGGCTGCCTGGATCGGTATCAAGACTTAACCCGAAAGGAATCGCCATGCCTCTGTCAACTATCCCACCGACCCCCGCATCGGGCGCAGTAGAACTGCGGCAGATCGCCGGGACCGCCGCCGCAATGAATTCCATGTGGATCGACCGCATCCGGGAACTGGTAACTCTGCATGGAGTGGAACCACTGGCCACTGTTCTGGGTGCCGACGCGGTTAAGTTTCTGAACATGTTTGTCGGCATGAAGGCCGTGGTGGAGTCGGTCACTGACACCATCGTCGCCGACCTATAGGAGATGCCATGCCCCAGATGACGCCAACCGTAATTTCTGATGCCGCCGGCAACACCTTGGCCTATCAGTTCGAGCAACTGGCCATGGCTGTACCGGTAGCCAGCAACGGAACCAGCGAAGAGGTGGTACTGTCGGGCAAATTCTCCCGCGCCGCCTTCGATCTGCTCAACAAAGGGCCGATCCGGGCGTTCGACCAGGCCTTCATCGAGGCCCAAGCACATCCCAACGGGGCGTGGTTCACCTACCTCAGTAACGCCGAGCTGAACACCGGCACCGCCATCGCCGGGCGCTTGGTCCTGGTAGTCACCAACCCGACAACCCTGGCCGCGGATGGCCAGAGCTTCGTGCTGATCGACTGCACGGGACTCCATAGTGTCCGGTGGCGCATCTCATCGGCCACCGACGCCGTGACCGCCGACATTCGCGGCAGCGCGGGTGTGGCCGGTTGAATCGACACTTGCAACGCTATGCCAGGCGATGGTAAGGTTGCTGCGGGCACAGAGCTGGATCTTCCTTGGCGCGATACGATTACCACTGCCGTCAGTGCGGCCGGGTTATAGAAAAGTCGCTGCCGATCACTTCCAATCCCTCCACCATCCTGAAGTGCGGGAGCTGCGGGAAACTTGCGCTGCACCGCATGATTTGCCTGACGGGCGTGACCGTGGCCACCGCGGCCATCTCCTACCAGAACCGCTTTCCCTACGTCTCCAGCGCCTTGCCCTTCGGCGGCCATCTGGCCGGGGGCGGTCGCCACGTAGGGCCGCTCAAGAAGATCCTGGTAGAGTCCCGTGCTCATGAAGATCGCCTTCGCGCCACGCATGGTTACGTGGGCGAGAGTCAGGTGGCCTAAGAGGAGAAAACGGCAATGGCCGAAGCAACCGACGACGGAAGCCAAAATGCAGCTCCGATCCCTGACGGGGACCGCGGGGCCGTGGACCAAGCTCCGGCCGCGGGCGCGGATACGACGGCGGGCGCTGTAGAACGTGCCCAAACAAGCGAACCCACCCTCGATCGCGATGCCCGGGCGCTGGAAATCTTGGATGGCGGTGCCTCCGGTCACCAGGCCAGGAAGGAACTGGATCAGGCCACCCCGGCGTCGGTTGCTTCGGCCCAGCCAGCAGGTACGGGACAGGAAACGTCAGAACTACCGCCGGCGGCTTCGGCAGGTTATGACGGCCTGGCGAGCAAAGATCGTCAGGCCCTGTCCCAGACCTCACTGCTGCCCGACCAGGACACTTGGAACCAGTTCACCCCGACGGTGCGGCAGAATCTGCTGGTCAGCGCCAAGCGGATCCTGGGGGAAAAGACCCGTTTGTTCCAACGCGAGCGGGCCATCGAGCAAGAGCGCAATCCGCGCGGCCAGTTCAGCGGCTCGCCCACGAGCACGCCAGCGGCCGCGCCATCGAATCAATCCACGTCGCCGGCGGCGGGCACGCCGACCGGTCAAGAACAGATCACTCAGTCCCCAGACGGCGGCGGCGGGCATGCCGGCCAGCCGGCTTTACGGGATGTTAGGGCACAGGACCCCGAGCAAGGACAACGGGCACAAGCCCAGGCTCCGGTCCAACCGCGCCAGGCGGCTTTTGACAAGTTCCGCCAGTTCGCCCAGAAGGTCGAGGATCCCCAGATCACCGACCCGCTTCTGGAAGGACTGGAAGATCTGCAGAAGCTGCATGACGAGGAACTCCAGACGCGCGATAAGCAGGTCAATTACGTGACCCAACGCTTGATCGCCCGCGAGGAGAAGGACGCCCGCAGCGTCTTGGCCAGCGAGATCCCCAACCTCACCGACGAGCAGTTTGAAGGGATTAAACAACGGGCCAAGGTGTTTGCCCAGGCGGCCTACAGCGCCGGCGAGGCCTGGACCTGGGAGGATGCCCTCCTGCAGGCTGGCCGGGCCAGTTCGAGTCCCAACATTCGTCAAGCCGTGCAGCAGGAGCTCGCCACCAAGCGCCGCCAGACCCTCAGCAACACGCCCGAGCGCGGGACCGCCCAACAGCGGCCCCACCGCGCCGCGGACAAGAATGACCAGGATCGTATGGCCCTGGAGTTGCTGGATTCCGGACGGACGCTCAGTGATGTCCGAGCCGACCTGCACGGGTGACCAAACCCGAAAGGCAAGGCTAAAACATGGCCGGAAAAGCACTGGCTACCTTCCAGGACTGGGTGGCCGCCACCAACGAAAGAGTCCTCACACCCGCCAAGGACATCATCTCGGATGCCGTCCTGCGCACCTACTCGATCGCCGACGCCCTGCGCGGCCGCGAGGAGAGTGAAGTTGTGCAGTCAGGCTCCGAGATCACCGATCGCATCCAGCTCAAGGCCGGGACCGGCTTTGGCTTCTACGATCCCAACGAACAGTTCAGCCCCGTCATCGAGGACATCCTGTCCAAGATCCGGTGTCCCTGGCGCTTCGCCAAGGACTATTGGGCCTGGACCGATCACGAGGTCAAGCTGAACGCCGGGGATCGACTCATCCAGTGGAAATCCCTGCGCGACTCCAAGCGCCAGGGCTCCCGGGTGAGCATGTACAACGGCATGGAGGCGGCCATCTGGGCCACCCCAAACAACGCCACCATGGAGAGCCTGACCGTCACTGGCGGCCGGCCGTACTCCCTGCGCTGCTTCATCACCGAAGATGGCAAGGCCCCCTCGGGCTTCACAACGGTGATGCAGGTCAGCCCCGACACCGAGAGCCGCTGGCGCAATCAGGTCAGCAACTGCCTGATTGCCAACCTCGACGGCACCCTGGTCGGCGCCATGGAAGATATGTGGCGCAAAGTGAAGTTCGAGTCGCCCGAGACCCGAGACGCCTACTTCAAGGAGACCAAGTTCCGCAAGCTGAAGATCTGGACGAACCTGGACGGCTGGAAGACGGCCGTGCGGTTGCTGCGCCAGACCAACGATCGGAACTATCCGACCAATGACCTGGGCTACGCCACCGAGGACCCGGTATTCGGCCGCGTGCCCATCAAGTGGGCCGAAGCCGCCGACGCCATCAGCTATGCCACCGGCCAGCCGCGCTACTTCTTTGTCAACCACGAATTCCTCTTCCCCATCTTCCACGCCGAGCGCCATATGTGGGAGACGGACCCCATCAACGGCGGCCACACCCAACCCTACAGTTGGGTCGTGTACGTGGACACCTGGTACAACTGGTTCTGCCGCTCGCGCTATCGTCAGGGCATCATTGTTCCCGTGTAGGAAAATCCGATGGGCGGGGCTGGTCCTTCGGAGCCATCCAGCCCCGCCCCGCCCGCTAAAGCTCTGACCGACTTGCTCTGAAAGGAGCTGAATCATGATTATCGCAAAAGGCGTGGGCATGCTGCCCACCAGAAAGATCATCGGCGTGAACCGAATGGGTAGCGCCACCGTCCTTGGCGGCGTCTACGCCGTGGATGTGACCGGATCGGCTACCGAGAGCACCGACGCCGACTCCAACCTCACCAGCATTGTTGCCGTTGCCAGCGCCAACATGCGAGGGTGGCTGGTTGTGGCCGATGGCGTCTACGCCGACAACGAGGCGGGCATCTATACCCTGGAGGGCCGCTGCCAAGTGCTTGTGGATGGCACAACGGATATCACCGAGGGCCTGGCGCTCATCCCCGTCAACGCGGCAGCCAACCTGATTACCCAGGGTGCCGGATCCCTGCTGGTGGGTTGCGCGATCGCGCTCGAGGCGTACACGGACACCCCCGTCGTCCTGAAGGACGTGTTCTTCAACGGCGACTGTCTGTTTAAGGCCACTACGCCGGCAAGCTAGCACTCTCCTCTGGCCGATCGCTTCCCTCCGCGATCGGCACAGACTCCTGGGGCCGGATTCTCCCCCCCGAGTCC